CCTAATCGAAGTGTAATTAATGTGATAGCTTGAGCAATTGTCATTTTACTAATATTATTAATGTTAGGCTGTTGTTGCTGTTGTTGTTGTTGAGGAACTTGGGTTCTACCTTGTCCCGAAAACATTTGTGATGAATTAATTGATGGTTGAGGCGGTGTTCTTCCGGGAATTTGGGGTTCAGGAGGGCCAGTTCGTCTTCTTTGTGCTGCTTGAACAGATCGATTTCCACTCATTAGTATATAAGATATAAACAATTTGTTTCTAAATTATTTACGCAACAATAATTTAAGCTAATTTAATTATCATATAGCCATCATAAAAATTTTTATTATTTTTTTTATTATTAATTATTTTTTAAATGTAAAGTATTAAAGATAATAATACTAATATGTTATGCCTGTTAAGCTTGTTAGTTATTCCAAAAATGACAATAATGATTCGCTCGAAGACTTAGTAGCTTTTTGTGCTCGTGTTTCCAATCCTTCTAATCAACATAATAAAACTACTAATAAAAAATTAATACGTTATTTAGTTGATAATAAACATTGGTCCCCATTAGAAATGGTAAGTATATGTTTAGAAATAGAGACAACTAGAGATATTGCTAGGCAAATTTTACGACATAGATCATTTTCATTTCAAGAATTCTCACAACGTTATGCTGTAGCTGACTTAGGATTTATAAATAAAGAAGCTAGATTACAAGATACGAAAAATCGACAAAATAGTATCGAAATTGATAATTCGGATTTACAAGAAGAATGGAATAATAAACAAAATACGATTAATAATAATTGTTTAGAAATTTATAAATGGGCATTGGAAAAAGGCATCGCTAAAGAACAAGCAAGGGCAGTTTTACCAGAAGGCACTACTATATCAAAATTATATATGAGTGGAACTTTACGATCATGGATTCATTATATTCAATTAAGAAGCGGAAATGGAACACAAAAAGAACATAGAGAAATAGCGGTTGCTTGTGCAAAAGAGATAGAAACTATTTTTCCCATGGTTTCAGAATTTGTGGGAAATTAAGTTTATTGGTTTATATTTTTATATATTGTATAAAAGTATAAAAATAATTATAAATATCATTGTTATAAGAACTATTTATTTTCATTTTGGAAGGAAATAGTTCTTATTTACTAAACATATTTAGTCTTTTTTTATTTCTAAATATACCCTATAGGGATATGGAAACTTTAGATGAATTATCAAAGACAACTAGCGGAAAACCAGGATTTATTAAACATGTATTCAATTTTGACCAAGAATCTAAATCAGAAATGTTAAATATAATACAATATTCTGTTTTAGCACTTATTCCTGTTGTCATATTGAACAAATTAATGCAACGATTTGTCCCAGAAGCGAATGAAGACAAAGGTTCTATAGAATTAGTAGCGGAAATTTTAGGACAAGTCGTAATCATGTTTTTAGGCATATTACTTATCCACCGAATCATTACATACATTCCTACTTATAGTGGTGAAAAATACGCTGATTTCAGCATAACAAACATTATTTTAGCAATGTTAGTTATTATATTGAGTCTTCAAACTAAATTGGGTGAAAAAGTGTCTATTATTGTGGAGCGTCTAATGGAATTATGGGAGGGACATAAAGATAATTCAAATAATAAAAAGGGACAAGGGAATGTAAAGGTTAGTCAACCTATTTCTCAGAATCAAATAGCCATAAATCAATCTTTAAATTCAACTGGCTCAACATCTATTAATTCTTTACCTCAAGCACCTCCAACACAACAATTACCTGATTATAATAATATGTATCAACAAGATTCCACTCCTTTAGTTGGAGCAGCAACGCCTAGCATGGAATCCTTTGAACCAATGGCAGCAAATGCTGGAGGAGGAGGGTCCTTTGGATCCGCATTTGGTGGATGGTAATTGTTATAACGTTTCATTATAAAACTATATTCTGAAGTATCATAATTGGAAATGGATTCATATTCTTGTTCCTTCTTATAAAAACACATACTTCTACTAATATATTTCATAAAATTATGAATTGCTTCAAAAAATATATAGATTGTCATTATGTATATAATATAAAATAAAAAGGCTTTAAAATATTTTATTTTATATTATATTAATACAATAATTAATATAATGGATGTTACCAAATTAATAAGTGCTTTAGATAATGAATCGAATGAAACTATAATGAATTTAACTAATAAAACAATTATGGAAATGAATTTAAATATCTTAAAGGAACTACATTTAGATAAAGAAACGACAATAACTTATTTAAAAAAACTGAAAGGTTATAGATATATTGATGAAATTAGTGATTTAAAATATGGTAGTTACATTAAATGGATACCGATAATAGATCCGGGAAATTTACCATTACATTATTGCGGAATTATTTGTGATATAAAAATAACGGATAATGGAGTTATAATTGTTTGTAAGAATTTTATGCATAGACATTATACATTTAAGATGGACGAAAGCTTAATATTTCAGAAATTAACTTCACAAGAACAAATTATTCTCAGCGCTTTAGATCATTTAGAAAAAGAAAAAGAAAAAGAAGAGGATTCAGAAGATTGTTAGTAATTCGTTATATTTATTTTTATTTATTTATTATTTTTTCTTAGTTTTTCCTAGTTTTTTTATGAAACGATGTCGAAATCGAAATATCATTAAACAGTCCAGGAATAAATTTCCCCATTTTTATTAATTGAACCTCACCATCTGATAATTGCTTTTTAGTATAACATTTTTTACCATTTTTATAATTACAAATACTTTTATATCCCTTAGAATTTTTTATAGTTACTTTTTTGATAATTTTCTTTCCACCCAACATTGTTTTTTGAACATTGTGATACGTATATCCCATTATTATAATATATTATATAAAGATTATATAATATATAATGGCTGAAATTGAATTAAAATCAAATGGTAATAATCATTTTTATATTCATTTATTTCATATTCTCATTGTGGGTTCGTTATTTTTATATGTTGCTATCAAAGGGAATACCATTCCTCAATTATTATATCCTATATTAAAATATTTAGGTATTATTATAATTTTATACCATTGTTATAAAGCTTATGTAAAAATAACTAACAATAAAAGTGCCTGGGTTAATTATTTACACATATTCTTAATCGGCCCTTTGTTAGTTATCATTGGATATAATGGTAAGGAAACATCAAGAAAATATTATGACTTATTATTAATGGCTGGTATGGCATCTATTGGATACCATGGTTATTATTTGCTCTTTTAATAATACTTTTACCTGCTAACAATTTATAGATTCCACCCAATTTTGAGTTATAACAGATTGAACACTTTCTAATGCTCCCTCCGTCCATCCTTGGCGCCGACTCACAGCTTCTCCCACAACTAACATGCCCGTTTCCGGATGTTGAGCTTCTTTAATAAATTCCCGTCTAGTTTTATATTTCGTTTTATCTAAAGGTTCATAATAATGAGTTCCTATTGGCCAATAATAACTAGTTAAAGCAGTAATCTTAAGAGATCCAGATGGAATATTTAACGCATTTTCCACTTCTTTTTCGAAAAATGTTCGATTTTGCGGTAAATTATCTACACTGTCTTTTAACATTTCTGCGTTTTTATTGTCTGAATAAGCAATCAGATATACACCATTCGAATGATTCATAGGAATCATCTTTTGTAATGGACCTGGAACAATTGTATATTCCTGGACATGTTTTTTCATTATTTCGTTTGAATTCTTATTGAATTTCGCATATACATATAAAAAAGGTTGTCCATGTATTTGTTTATAAATATTATAATGAGGCAATAATTTTTTTGTAGTATTTATACGTGTAGCAATAATCACTTTATTCGAATAATATTGGACTTCTTTTTCGGTAATAAGTCCAAATAAACAAGGTTTGTTTTTTAATTTAGCCACAGCTTCTACTTTTGAAGAAGTTTTAATATTGTCATAACCAATTTTATTACATAATTTAATTACGAGTTGATCCCATGGAATACTTAAACCAGTCCAACCGGGGCCATTATCATCCATTTGATAATGATATAAAACTTCATAGGCATCTTCTTCTTCATAATCAGTATACCCAGCACTAACAATGAATTGTTTATAAAGTGTATCTCCTAATTGAGATTTAGCAAAATGTTTAAAGGTCACGGACGGAGGATTTTTATATTTTCTATATTCTTCTCTAAGTTTGTGTAAATAATATTTAACATTTATTGGTCTTTCAATTAATTCGGAATAATTCATATTAACTATAAATGGTTTAAATGGAACTCTTAATTCCTTCAATAATTCAATTAATAGTTGATCGGTATCTTTACGCCCAACACCAGCACCTACTACAATATCCGAACCATAAAATTGATTAATACCAATTCTCCCTCCAATAAAAGGTCTTTTGTTACTTTCAAGAACTAACAATTTTATAGATGGATTCATTTGTTTTAACTTATATGCGCTATAAAGCCCCGATAAGCCCGCTCCCACAATAATAACATCATAATAATTACTTATAGAATTATAATTTATATTCATATGAATTTATACTATATAAATATAATAACTCAATATTTAACTTTATTTTATTTATTTTATTAATTATTTCGCTTTGTTTTTACCTTATTATTTTTTGAAATCTTAACTGATAGGTTTTTTTTACAGTTAAATTTGCCGCGATTATATCCTTTGTTATTAATTATAGTTTTTGTGCAAATTCCAATAGCTCGTGACTCAAATTTGGAATCTACTTTTTTTATACATCTACATAACTTTTCGGCTAAAATTTGTTCAGCATTTTTTTGTATTAATCTTTTGGATTTTGGTATCGTTAATTTATAATAATTTAAAATATTTATATAATCATTTTTTGTTAGTTCAAATGGCATAATAAATAATATTAATATTTTATTTTTGTGTATTTTATAATCACAACATATTATATAATTATGACTTGTGAAAAAAAAATTGTAGTGTTTGACTTGGATGAAACGTTGGGTTATTTTATAGAATTGGGAATGTTTTGGGACGCATTAAAAGGTTTTATAAATCAAAATAAACTAGAAATAAAAATAAATCAGCAATTATTTAATACTGTTTTGGATTTGTTCCCTGAATTTTTGAGACCAAATATCCTTGGAATATTAAATTATTTGAAAAAGAAAAAACAGAAAAATCATTGTGATAAATTAATGATTTATACTAACAACCAAGGACCAGAAGAGTGGGCTAAATTTATAATGAATTATTTTGATCATAAATTAAAGTTTAAGATTTTTGATCAATTAATAGCGGCATTTAAAGTAAAAGGAAAGCAAATTGAATTATGTCGAACCACACATATGAAAACACATACTGATTTTGTTAGATGTACTAATATTCCTCCTACTACAGAAATTTGTTTTCTAGACGATGTTTTTTATCCAGGAATGAATCATGATAATATATATTACATAAATATTAAACCATATATTTACGATTTAGAATTTAACGACATGTTAAAACGACTTGTTACTAGTAATATATTAGGAAAATTACAAGATCCAGAAGCATGTATAACTTATATGACAAAATATATGAACAGATATAATTTTTCATTTATAAAGAAATCAATGGAATCGCAAATGGTAGATAAAATATTATCGAAAAAAATATTAAATCATCTCCATATATTTTTTTTAAGGAAAAACACGGTCTCAAATAATCGACTTCCAATGGTTACCAATATAACTAAAAAGAAAAAAAACCATAAAAATAAGACGATTAAAATAAGACGATTAAAATAAGACGATTAAAATAAAAACAGTTTAATTTTATCTAAATAATTTTGTAAAATACTATTAATAGCAGTGGTAGCCAATAAAAATAACCCAGCGCTGAACGCAATTTTCGCATCTAATTCCGTAAATTGAACACGTCTGAAAGGGTTAAATCTATATATTAAAAATAAACTAACATATATTTTAACATAGTATTGTAGATCGTCTAAATATTGAGGCGCATTGGCTGATAATCCTAACGCAATAAGAATATAAAGTAGCCACGTAACGTATATTATAATTGTAAATAATTGGTATTGGATTTTATGAATTTGTTTGTTAAATGCCATATATATTTAACAAACAAAAGATATAATGAAGATAATTTGTAGATAAGATTTATGTGTATATAGATAAAGTTCTAGCACTAGGATCAGCAGAAACTATATATTTTGGCATCCAAAAATAAGGGACAATATGTGAACAATTAGGGTAGGCTTGGTCAAATATTCTTTTGTAATACATTTTTTCAGTTTCTATACAAGGTTTATATTTACTTGTATGTTGTTGATTGTTTAATAAGTTAGCAGCATTTTCTTGAAGAATTTGATATAAAGAACGCCCATGTGAACTAACACCATCGCTAAATGCTTCTTTTTTCCTCCATAAAATTTCATTGGGTAAAACTTGCGATCCTTTATAGTCTTTAAAATAATTAGAAGTAAAACTCATTCTTAATATATATTTTTCTATATTTGCTGTACCATTATTATGATTTCGAAAAGAAGGCGGTAATGATAATATAAAATTAGCAAAACTCCTATCTAAAAATGGTGTCCTTGGTTCTAAACCATGAGAAGATATAGATTTATCAGAACGCAATACATCAAATAAATGAATATCTTTTAATAAACGTCTGATTTCTTTATCGAATTCTATATTATCGGGACATTTATTCATATAAAGATAACCACCTAGTAATTCATCTGACCCATCACCATTAAAAATGACTTTCGCGTCTGAATGATTAGTTATATATTGACCTAATAAATAATTACCTATACTAGCTCGGACGGTAGTCGTATCATAACTTTCAATTGTTTTAATTACTTCGGGGATAGCATCAAACATTTCTTGTTCCGTTACAATTATTTCTGTATGATTGGTATTTAAATAATTGGCAACGACTTTTGCGTATTTTAAATCTTCGGAACCCTCTAAGCCAATACTATATGTTTCTAATTTATTTGGTAAATTATTAGAATGATAAAAATTATTTACTAATGCCGCAATTAAACTACTGTCTAGACCTCCAGATAATAAACAAGCAATCGGTCTTTCTGTTGTTAAACATCTTTTGGTCACAGCTGTATTTAAATAAGAAGATATATGTGAAAAAATTGTATTCAAATAAATATTATTCATTTGTTCATTTTGCTCTTCTAAATCCCATGTATGTGAAAAACTAGGGATAAAAAAGGGAGTATTTTCGTATTTTATTTCCCATTTTGAGTTTACCTTACTCCCCAAATTAAACGTGGAATAAGTTCCTGGTTTAAATTGTTCTACAGTATAACTATGTATATCTAGATTATAAAAATATTCTAGGCTTTTTAATTCGGACGCAAATCCCAATAATTTATGATCATTATCATTTGGGGTTCTACTCTTTAAATAATATAACGGTCTAACACCAAATGGGTCCCTAGCTACATAAATTTGATTATTAATATCCTCCGATAATCTATTATCATATAAAATAAATGAGTAAACTCCATCTAACATTGTTAAAGTTTGTTCTATTCCATATTTAATATAAAGATGAATAATAACTTCGCAATCAGATTGCGTTAAAGGAGTAACGCCCATAGTTTGATATAATTTTTTATAGTTATAAATTTCCCCATTACATATTAAAACAACATTATTAATAACTAATGGTTGATTAGATTCATTATTTAACCCATTTATAGCCAATCTATGGAATCCAAGAATCATTTTCATATAACTATTATCTAATTTAGAGAATTCCGGACCTCTTTTTCGGCCCTTATTAAATTCATTATTTATAGTTTCTAACGAAATATTTGTATTATTTAGAAGTCCAAATATACCACACATTATTATATTATAATGAATTGTATTTAAACATTTTTAATAATTATATAATAATTATATATATCAATGGATATAAATAATTTTCAAGATGGAAGTAGTTTACAAAGACAACAAACAATTTATAATAGATCTTATTCCAGAAATATCCCTTCACAATTATTACAGCCTTACTTAGATTCACGCCCAGTTTCAACCAAATATTCCATTATGCCCATCACAGATCCACGAAAACAAATGGAAACACCACTAGTTCAACAAGCAACTTATACTCCTGAGACTGTATATAATCCTGGAAATAGTAAAGGTCCATGGTCAGGATATGCTTCTAATATAAATCATGAATCAGAATTGAGAAACCAAATTTTTGCTTTACAATCATGTGCGCAAGCAACATATATACCGTCAAGTAAAAGCAATTTATATCAAGTTAATTGGTCGAATAAAAATACTACAAATCAACCGTTTCCTGAATTATTTAAGAACGAACAGTTTTGTCCCTTTAACCCAAATCCCCATTCCGATGTTATAGGATTTGCTTTATTTAATAACGCGACTCGTCAACAAATCAAAGACTTGACAGTTAATAATACTCAACATTAAAATACATTAAATATATTATAATAATTTTATAACTTTACACCATTGAAGATTTAAAATAGAACATAAAATATTCATACCCTATTCTAGAGGATATATCAAAATATTTTACATTCGGTAAAAAAAATATATAATAAATAAATTTAATTATATAAATATTTTTTATAAATATTTATATACTAATGTCAGACGATTTAGTAAACCAACTAACATTAAATTTTTTAATAAGTAAAAATCAACTTCAAAAATTAAATAAAAAAATGAAAGAAGATAAGACCAAAATGATAAAAAATGATAAAGAATTATATGGACCACGAATAAAGGAATTATTTAATCAATTATTAAACAATGAATATCCAAATGATTTGTTATTTGATGTAAAAAATAGTTTTGAATTATTTATAGATAAAACGGTATATTATTTAAAAGCACATGATACTAACATTCTTTTAGAAAAAGAACGTTGTGATGATATACAAAATGATATAGATTTTGATAAAGAAGAAAGAGACATAGAAAATGGTAATTATATTGAAATAGACGAGTCAATTGAAGAAGACGGATCAAGCGAAGAAGACGGATCAAATGAAGAGGACGGTTCCAATGAAGAAGACTCTTCAATGGAAGAAGAAGAAGACGCATCAAGAGAAGAAGAACCTGTAATAGTAAAAGAAAAAATCAAAAAAAATTCGATTCATTCAAAAGGAGTGGACGACATACAAAAATTACCATTAAATTGGTTTAATTCTGTAAGACAAAATTATAAAAAAAATCAAATTATTCCCAGAAAAAATGAAACTGTAATTGGTAATTCCATTTCATTAATTATTAATGAAAAAAAGAAAATATAATTTATTTATATGAACAAACTAACAAGAAAAAATAGAAAAACACAAAAGAAAAGTAAACCAAGAAAAAGGGTTAAAACAGGAAAAAGGGTTAAAACAGGAAAAAGGGTCAAAAAAGAAAAAGGGGTTAAAATGATACGTTCTAAAAATTCCCATTTAGAATCATTTGTAAAGTTAAATTGTAGTCCAGAAAATAAAGATAAAAAGTATACCTGTTATTCAGATGAAGATTTATATAAATTACGAGCACTATGGAATGCTAGACATCCAGATGAACCGATAAAAACGAATAATACTAAGCAAATATGGCTATATTTAAAATCTTATTACCAAAATATTTGTAATAAAGAATCCTGTTGGATACGCCAAATGACTAAAAACACCAAAATGGAAAAAGAATTACTAGATTCATTTGCTCCTCAATCTCCTAAAGAATGGAAGAAAAATCCAAATGAATGGCTTTCAAGTATAGATATTATTGAAGTAATGAATCAATATGAAAAAAAGTATAAATGTTTTGAATTCTTAGGCCCATCCCCTATAGATTATGACACGCATAGACTATACGGTGAATGTGTTTGGGAAGAATTATGTCATTTTAATTTAGCTGATCAAATAAAAAAAGGCAAGACAAAGATTGGTATCATTTTTAATACTGATCCCCATTATAAAAGCGGAGAACATTGGATATCCTTGTTTATAAATATAAATAAAGGCGAAATATTCTTTTTTGATAGTGCTGGACCAACTGCTCCTGATCAAGTAAAAAAATTTGTAAATAATGTAATAGAACAAGGAAAGCAACTAGAAACACCAATTAATTTTCATTTTGACGAAAATTTTCCGGTTGAACACCAATATAAGAATACAGAATGTGGTATATATTCAATCTTTTTTATAATTCATATGCTTGAAGATAAGATAACAGGTCATTATTTAAAGACACACATCTTAAAGGATGATTATATGGAACAATTTAGAAAAGTCTACTATAATGGGGATTTATAAATTATTAATGAAAATATTAACATAAAAAAATGACGATTACATATTATAATGAATAGTAATAAAAATCAATTTATTAATAATGGAAATTTAGAAATGTTAATGGATGTATTATTGGATGAATTAGGAATAAATGTTTCCAATAAAAGTCTAGTAAATAATATAAAAGTTGTTTTTGAAAGTAACATAAATCCTTTTTTATCGAGAGTGAATGAAAAAACCAATATTATGGAATTAAACAAACAATTTTTAAGTCAATTAGTTATAGCAGTAAATAGGCTATTTCCCCAATTAAAACAAGATCAAAATATTAAGAGAATTAATATAACAAATGAAGAAGTGATAGAACCTTATAAGATTGAAGATATTCATGCTTCTAGGCAAAATGACTTTGAAAAATTAGTAGAAAAACAAAAATTAGAATTAGAAAATTATATGAGTCCACAAAAGCCGAAACCTGTGAATTTTTCAGACACTGTATCTGATAGTAAAATAATATCAATGGATTCATTATTAGCGGAAAAAATGGAACAACGGAAATTTGAATTACAAAATTTACAAACCGATTCAAATTCAAATATCAATCCAGAAAAATGGTTAAATCTGGAATCAAATGAACCAAAACAAAATATAACTCTTTTAATTGATGATAATAAAAATAACAAAAGAGTTTCATGGAATGATGTCGAAATTAAACCTATTTTAAAAGAATCAACTACTAATATATTTCAAAAATTAAAAAGAAATATAATAGATCCAGATACAAATACAAATATAAATACAAATACAAATATAAATACAAATACAAATATAAATACAAATACAAATATAAATACAAATACAACCTCAATAAATAATACTAACGTTTCTCCAATGTTACCTGATCCAAAACAATATATAGAACAAAAATCTATGCCTTTACCTGAAATTAAACAAGAGATAATTCAGAGAGAACAAACGAATGTTCCAATTACCTCTTCACAACCTATTATTCCATATAACGAATTAGTAAAACAATTGAATGATATGAATCTTAAAATAGACAAATTATATGTCATTATAGAAAAATTATCTAATAAATCGGATACTAATAATAAGGCTGAATTGAAAATAATTGATGATAAAAATGTAAATGCTATAAGTATTGAGAATTAATTAGATAATTTAATAAGATTCTTTTACTATTTCATAATCACCTCTTGAATTTTTAACAAGTTTTCCCAATAAAATAGGTCTAAATCCCGGTATTTGTTGTGCTTGAATAACACTTTCATAATCATACACTTGATTAGTATCTGTTCTCAACATATATTGTTTCTTTGTTGTAGGATGTGTAAAAGGTCGTGCTTCCCAATTAATAGCAACACGATTTATATTCGTAATTGTATCATTTTCATCTTGGGCATAATTTGGATTATATGAAAAATCATTAACAGAAGGTTGTCCAAATGATAAACACACAAGCCCTTCTTTAGATCCTGATTTCACATGTGTAGCACAATCGATTGATGATTCTTTAACACATGTTAGTAATTGTGATGTTAACCTTTCTTTAATGGTTAATATTTCATACAATTTTTCATCGGATGTTTGAATCTTAAATGGAGGATGTTTTGAAACATCTTTCAATCTTAATTCTGTAGCAAATTCACTATCTATTTGTTGTTTTGTTAGTGTCATTATATAAATAAAAACTTCAACGGTTTGTAATTCTTTAGGAAGATTTTGATGTGAACAAATACGTCTAGCACGTCCGATAACTTGTTCTAAGCGGACTGGATGCCAATAGGGTTCCATAATATGGACATATCGTGTATTACGTAAATTAATCCCTTCTGAACCAGCAGATGTAATCATTAAAACTTTAATTATCTCTCCTAAATTATTATTACTACTTTTAGCACGTAATTGAGCGGCTATATTATTCGGTATATAATCCCAGGTTCCATTATAAATATTACGAATGATTTCCCTTTCTTCGGCATCTTCGGTTCCTGTATATAAAGCATAACAAGGTTTACCCATATCTTCTTCACTCATATTCAATTCCCATAAATTATTAGCAGTGCGTTTTATTTTAAATTTCGCAAATCCATTCGCTTCCAAAGTCATTGCGAAAATACCAATTCCTTCCATTGACCTGAATTGGCTGTAAATTAAATGCAACCCTGGGTGATCCTTATCTGTTATATTATCGAGCATAGCCAAATATTTTGGACTATATATTTGAAGACCTTCGCGAGATAGAAATTCGCGTGAATGTATTTGTAAATACCTTAAAGTCTCTTTGATAGCTTCTTTATATTCCCCAGAACCCATTTTTTCTAAAAGTTCGTCTCCTTCTAATTCCTCCACATTTCGTAAATTAGCATCCTGATCTTTATATCCTTCTAATTCAATATTTTCTTCATCATTTAATTTAGTAATATATTTTTCAGCGGGATTTTCTTCCTCCTCTTCTTTTTCTTCCTCCTCATCTCTACTATCACCATCCTCATCATCTCCCCCACCCCTTTTAGCCTTTTTAGCGGCTTTTTCACTTTCTTTCCTGGCTTTTTCATCTGCCTTCTCCTTTTCTTTCCTGGCCTTTTCATCAGCTTTTTCTTTTTCCTTTTTTGCTTTTTCTTCTGCCTTTTCTTTTTCCTTTAATTCTTTTGCTTGTGCCTTTTCTTTTTCTTTCTGTTCTTTTTCATCAGCATTTTCCTTATCTTTTTGGGCCTTAGCTTCAGCCTTTTCTTGTTCCATTCTTAATTTCTCCTGAGCCTTTTTTGTTTTTTCTATTTCTTTTTCCCTTTCTTTTTGTTGTCTTTTTTTATCCCCAATAGCCTTTCTATCTTCTTTTCTTTGGTTTTTTTCTTCTAAATGTTCTTTAAGCGCTTGTATATCTGCTTCATCTACTTTTTTATTGATTTCAATTATACGATAATCAGCTGGATTTGGACGACCAGGAGGTGTAGGCATCACAAAATTACATGCCAAACGCGAAAAAATACGGTAAGTAGAGGAAGGTTCTTTAAATATTCCATCTTTATCCATTACATTTCCTGTTTTTCCATTTTTGTTTTTACTTGGTTTTTCACTTAGTCTTTCTAGGGCGCGATAATTTTCATAGACCTTAAATTGGTAATCACTCATAGGTATTAATACTTCATGTTTATCAAAGTTTTTATCATAGGAAGGTAATAAACCTTCTTGAGCTGAACGGAAATAAGAAGTTAATCCCATTATTCTACGTTTAAATTTATCGACATTTTGAACATTTCCCGTTTTCTCATTAATAAATATGTAATTAAATTCGTCAAGTGTATCCGGAAGAGCAGTATTAACCGAAAATGTGGTTCCGTTTGGAATAGCAACTATATCATTTTTTTTTAATAATTTTACTGTCCTTTCAACAAATTCTAGATCCGACATGGTTCCGCGTTTTTCATAAATTATATTGCCATTCGAATCACGTTCTACTTCACCACTTTTGTTACGTTTTGTTTTTTTATCGTTCGTTACACCTTTGTATCCACTCGTTGCTGAAATGCTGTTTTCAAACCCGTAAGGATTACGAGTAATTGTTAATTTTTTCAAACTAGAATTATAATCTATATAGTCAACAATTTTTTCTTTGGAAAATATATCTTGTAAAGTTTCTTTGGATATTTTTTTAGTCGTTTCGGTATTTAATGTAAATGTCCATGTTTTTATATAACCTCTTAAAATATTAAATAGAATTCCAATTTCATTTGAATAATTAATAATAGGTGTTCCTGTCAATAAAACAATTCGACTATTTTCAGCTCGTAATAAAAATTCATATAATAAAAGAGATAAGGCGTGTGGATCGGACGAACCTGGCCCGCGGGGTTTTTGAGCAAAAGTCGAAATTTTATTAATTTTATTGACAATTCTACTGATTAAATTATGGGCTTCGTCTATAATTACCACCGCATCATCAAAAATATTTTTTTCTAAGTTGTTAGTTAGAGACAGAAAAGCAGATCTTCTCAAACCATTATAATTAATAAACTTGTATTTATTTTCAATCATTTCATCTAATTGATCATTTAGCTTCTTTTTATCGGAACCTGTTAATGAAGAATAATTACTGAGTTTTGTAATGTTTACTAACCAAGCACCATGATTTCTTCGAATATAATTTACCGGTAACCCAAGAGCAGACGATAAAGGATTTATTAAATCTAAATTAGTATCAGTATCTATCCATTCCCAATATTGATTTTTTCTATATATTAAATCTCCACATTTTTTTATTTCCTCAATATAATTACGTCTTAAAGAGGCTGGCGTCATTATAATAACTTGACGAGCACTTTTCATACCTTCGGCAATAGCGATAGAAGTACATGTTTTCCCAGAACCTAAACCATGGTATAATAATAATCCTCGATAGGGTGTATACAAATTCATATAATCCCGAACTATTTTTTGATGAGTTAATAACGATATTTCGCCTGTATCTTTTCCAATATCTTCGCAGCTAATACCTTTTGTATCATCTAACAATTCGTCTTTATAAGGTTCGAATAATCCATTGATAAAATTAACAAAAATTTCTCTATTATTCATGTAGTAACTAGAAACTTTTACATCTAAAACATCAACTGGCGGTAAACGCTTAGCTAACGATGCGTCGCCTATTTCAATCATCATTAATTCTTGGCCAAGAGGGATAATCCCTTTTGTTACTTTTGGACTGCGTTTGGGAGCAACTACAGTAGTTACTTTTGCTTCTGTATTTACTAATGGTATATCTTCTTCCATTCTAGGTCCACCCTCTGGCAATTCATTTATAACAATTTCTGGTTCTGGTTCGGGCTCTTCTACCAAAAGAATGGATTTTTTTGCGATTTTGGTAGGTTTCTTTTTAACCTCTTCTGTAACAGGTGCTTTTGAAACAGGTAATTCTTGGGCGGCAGGTTCAGGATATTTTTTAATAACAGCCGATAATTTTCTTTGTTTTATTTTTTCTAAAATAGTTTCAGCTCTTTCGCCTTTATCTTTATTCGCTGTAATTAACGGTTTAACAATGGATTCGTTAATAACCTGTTTTTCTGCTATTACAGGCGCAATAATTACCTTTACACCACTATTTGATTGAACAATTGGTTTTTGTTTTAATTTGTCTTTAAGTGATTCTAAAGTATTCATAACTTATATATTTTCAATATATAAATTTTTATTATTTTATGTATTGAAAGTTTAAATCTTGATAAAAAATATATTAATTATAATTTATAACTATAAATAATAATGGAAAATGGACAAAAATTAGTTTCTAAAAGAATTATGAAAGAATATAATGAATTATTGATTTTATATGACTTAGTTAGTATAGAGATATTGGAAATAGATGAAATAAATAAAAAGAAAAAGATTATTATTTATATACAAAAACAAAATACAAATATATATAAATTTATTATTAATGAAAACTATCCTTTTACCCCACCTAAAATATTTATAAATGATGATAATTATAATAAGTTTTTAAATTTACGGAGCCTACGATTTAATTCCGTTTTGAAGTATATGAAAGGATATGAATGCCTATGTTGTAAGTCGATAATATGCCAGAATAATTGGTCCCCTGGATATACAATTAAGAATTTGATTAATGAAATAGATAATAATAAGAAAATAAAACAAAATATTTTTAAAAAATTGCTTATAGATCAAATAAAAATGAAATATTTAAATAGTGACATTGACATTGAGTCTTGGTTATTCGAATTAGCTGAACGCACTCCAAGTTCAAACATCATTTAATCAATTGATAAATTTAAGAATTTCAATGCTTCATTACATGCGATTTGTTCTGCTTTACGTTTAATCTTATGTTGACCCTCTCCTAAAAATAAAAATATTTTTCCATCATTCTGTAAAATATACTCTTGAACAGCTTTAAAACTATTTTGTAGACCAGAAAATGTATTAATATGAACAGCATCGTTTATATTTACACTATGTATTGGTTGTCCAAGACATAAATAAACACCCATTTTATAACCCTCGTCAATATCATGTATAATTTGTAAATAATGTGGAGTTACTTTAAATTCTTTTTGTATTTTTACCTGAAGTATATTTTTATAATTATCATCATTCTGAATGAGAGAAATCCAATCAATATGTTTTTCAAAAACAGTTTCAATAAATTTTTGTGCCATTTGAAACCCTGGGCCAGTTATAAACATGTTTTGAAACCATCCTTCATCATCATTTACAATTATTTTATTAAAATCTAAAAATAAAGCTCCAATAAATGATTCAAATAAACAGCCTAATTTCTTCAAATTCGTTCTAGTTTTTTTTTCCTCAGCATTTCTGGATAAAATGAGCCATTTATGTAGTCCCATTTCTAAAGCAATTTTTCCAATGGCTTCATTTTTAACAATAGCAATTTTTTTCTCTGTCATAAAACCTTCATTGCTTTTAGGAAAGCGCCTGTAGAGTAAGTATTTTGTCACACATTCCAAAATACCATCCCCCAGAAATTCTAGGCGCTCATTCGATTTAGTGCTTAATGGTAAGCAATCCGATGGTTTATCTACAATCTTAATATTTTGTTGTAAATTCTCAAATTCTGGACGCTTGGTATAAGAACGATGAATAAATGCTCGTCTATAAAGCTCCATATTATAAACTTTGGTAGGAATGTTATATTTAGAAAGAATAGATTGAACATCGCTCAATTTAATCTCACAATTTAAGGGATTATAAGGGTTAAATATTAATCCCTCCTCAGATTTAATAATATCATCGTCGTGTAAATTTTGCCTAGGTAAGTCAGTCATTATATATTAGTTTAGTAAAATATCTTTAAATGGGTTTCTATTATTATTAACTAATAAATGACTTATATAATGAATTAAATAATGATTTAAATAAAGAAAAAAAATTACTTAACTTAAAACAGGTTTAGGAATAATTATTACAAAAATAATACAATTTTAGTTTAGAAAATATTTTTACTTAAGGAATTTTGGTTCATTGCTTCAATATCAAATTAAAAGTAGTAATTAATAAAATTATTAATAATAGAACTGCTTTACAGTTTTAAAATTACATTAGTTTAATATTAATTTAATTAAAATTATTATTAAATAAATATTTTATATTTTTATATATTTTTTATATTTTGATAGTGTATAAACATGGTCTATATGTCCGGAAGTAAAATGAGCAGAAACGCTGCTTCTATAGTTAATCTACCTACATGCGGTGGCCCAAAGAAATGCGGACTCGCACCATCTGTAGGTTGGTATGTCTCTTCCAATCCTAATTTAATCCGTGCTCCCAATACACAATTTGGATTAAAGTGTATACCTAATATGACTATTCAAACCCAATCATACGGATACAGAGCAACCATCGGTGGAAATATGGGTTAAAACTCAAAAAAAGAAAGAAGAAATAAGAAATAATTAAAAGATAAAGATAATAATAAA